AAGTAGTTTAGTTAATAATTGAAGGGGCAGGTAGGCATATGCTTGTCTGCCCTTTTTTATAAAAAAAAATAAAAGAAATTATGGCTTGTGATTTAACAAAAGGTCGTGCGCTCCCTTGCCGTGAGTCTGTAGGTGGTATTAAAGCCGTTTACTTTGTAGACTTCGGTGACTTGGGTACGATTTCTCTTACTTCGGACGAGGTAACAGATATGACAGGAACATTCTCTGCTTACAAGTATGTGTTGAAAGGCACATCTTCAGTAGAGCAAACAATCAATGCTTCTCGTGAGAACGGAACAGTATTCTTTGACCAAGCGGTTAGCCTTACTTTGCCTCAATTGAGCAAGGAGGATAACAACGAGTTGAAGTTGATGGCTTACGGAAGACCTCACATCGTTGTAGAGGACTACAATGGTAACGCTTACTTGGTAGGTCGTGAACACGGAGCAGATGTAACAGGTGGTACTATCGTTAGTGGTGGTGCAATGGGTGACCTATCAGGTTACACTCTTACATTCAACGCTATGGAGCGTACTGCTGCTAACTTCATTGATGGAGCAACAGATGGTAACCCGTTTGCAGGTATGACTTCTGCAACGGATACTATTGTACTCTCGTAATAAAGTAGTATATTTGTTCTGCACTTGGTGCGGATAATAGGTGTTTTGGTTAGGGTAGTCTTCGGGCTACCCTTTCTTTTTGATAACACTTTGCCTTTGTTGTGGTTAACCTAATATGCACATTGTAACTACAACGGATAAGAAGATATACTTTGTTCCCAGAGCGTTTGATTTAAGCGTATCGGTAAAGATTACTGACGAGGAGACTAATGTATCTACAACGGAGTCTTTAACGGCTACGAAGGAGGCGAACTACCTCCATATCACACCTGCCTATACATTCGTAGAGGGAAGGTACTACAACATAAGAATTACAGGAACAAACGAAATATACAGAGGCAAGGTCTATTGTACTAATCAAACTGACCTTGAGAAGTTCAGTATCAATAATGGTGAGTTCACCTACTACGAGGATACTGATAATGATAATCAATACATTTACCGATGAGCAATATACGCATCGTAAACCTTGCATCGCATACTACACCTGCGGTTGTTGAAGACAATCGTAAGCAATGGGTAGCCTATGGCGAGGATAACAACTACTTCCAATACCTGATTGACAGGTACAATGGGAGTGCTACCAACAATGCCATTATCAATGGTATGACCGAGCTTATTTACGGAAGAGGTCTGTACGCTACGGATGCTTCAAGAAAGCCCGATGAGTACGCTATGATGAAGAGCTTGTTCTCTCGTACTTGTATGCGTAAGATAACTTTTGATCTTAAGGCGATGGGTCAAGCAGCAATGCAGGTTATCTACAACAAGGACAAGACGAAGATTGTACAAGTTGAACACTTCCCTATTGAGACCCTCCGTATGGAGAAGATGAATGACGATGGCGAGGTTACAGGATACTACTACTCTAAAGATTGGACAAAGATTCGTAAGAAGGGTTTTGAGCCAATTAGAATACCTGCTTTTGGATATGGTGAAAAGGGTGAAGGTTTAGAGATTTATTGTATCAAGCCTTACCGCTCTGGATTCTATTACTACTCTCCTGTAGACTATCAAGGTGGTTTACCTTATGCAGAATTGGAAGAGGAGGTAGCAAACTACCACATCAACAACATTAAGAACGGCTTATCACCAAGTATGTTGATTAACTTCAACAACGGAGTACCTACTGAAGAGGAGCGTGAGCTTATAGAGAGACGAATCATTCAAAAGTTTAGTGGTTCAAGTAACTCTGGTAAGTTCATTCTTGCGTTTAACGACAACAAGGAGATGGCTGCAAGTATTGAGCCTGTCCAATTGAGTGATGCAAGTGAGCAGTATCAGTTTTTAGCTGACGAGAGTATGCGTAAGTTGATGGTAGCCCATAGGGTTACCTCGCCGATGTTGATGGGTATTAAGGACAATACAGGATTGGGTAACAATGCTGATGAGTTGAAGACTGCAAGTTTGTTATTCCACAACACAGTTGTACGACCTATCCAAGAGTTGGTATTAGATGCGGTAGACGATATTTTAGCGGTCAATGGTGCTTCACTCAATGTGTACTTCAAGACCCTACAACCTTTGGAGCTTCAAGCGGATATTACAGAGGAAGAAAAAGAAGAATTGAGCAAAGTAGAGTTGGGGGACGATAGCCGCCCTTTTCTTGATGACGAGTTAGCCCACGAGATGTTAGATGCATTGGCTGACTTGGGTGAGGAAGAGCCAGAGGGCTACGATCTCATTGATGCAGAAGAAGTAGGAGAAGAAGAACCTGAAGACTTTGATGTTGAGGGCTATTTAAATGGGCTTGTAAGCCTCTCCGCTACGCAAGACAGTAACCAAGACTCCGAACTCTATAAAGTTCGTTACAGATACTCTAAAGGCACTTCAAAGACACCTACAGGTCAAAGCAGAACTTTCTGCAAGACTATGATGTCTAAAAAGATGTTATACCGCAAGGAAGACATTGGGCAGATGAGTGCAAGAGGTGTGAACAAGAAGTTTGGACACAAGGGTAAGAACTATTCTTTGTTTAAGTACAAGGGAGGAGTAAACTGCTACCATAGATGGGAGCGTAGAATCTACAAGAAGAGATTAAAGAAAGACGGAACTGAATGGGGTGGTAATGCTCTACAGGGGACAAAGTTTGTAAATGTTAACCAAGCGGTAAGAGCAGGATTTAAGCTACCAAAGAATCCAAAGGAAGTAGCGGTTGCTCCTATTGATATGCCGAGACAAGGGCATCACCCTAATTATAAAGGATAATGGCAAAGGTATTATTCATAAAGAGAGATGACTTGGTACGCAATAGCGTATTGAGTGGTAATGTAGATAGTGACAAGTTTTTGCAGTTCATAGAGATTGCACAGGAGATTCACATCCAAAACTATCTTGGTACAAAGTTGTACGACAAGCTACGCAACGACATCATAGGAGATAGCCTAACAACACCTTACGAGACTTTGTTAGATGACTATGTACAACCTATGTTGATCCATTGGGCTATGGTTGAATACCTACCTCACGCAGCTTATACTATTGCTAATGGAGGTGCTTACAAGCACACGGCAGAGAACAGTATAGCTATGGAGAAAGAGGAGGTAGATTTCTTAACGAACAAGCATAGAGATATTGCTGAACACTACACTCGTAGGTTCATTGACTTTATGTCTTTCAACCAGAACACATATCCCGAATACTATACAAACAATAACGATGACATCAACCCAGACAAAGATGCGGTCTTCAACGGATGGCAACTATAAACGCTACAAGGTCAAGGAGGTTAACTTAAAGAAGCTGAAAAAGCTCGTAAATAAATTAGAGAACAATGGGTAACGGCTACGGAGCAATATATGGAAGCACTTGGTGGGGATCACAGAACACTATCAACTTCAATGAGATTAGCTACTACATCTATGCGGTAGACCAACTCAAGACGAGAGCCTTGACAGACGGAGCTATTATGGAGGGCTTTGGTTGTGCGAGTGAGGCTATCCGTACAATGGGTGAGAGAGATTCAGCAGAGGCATTGTTTGATGCTTACAATACGAGAGTGGTAGCAGATAGTGGTGCTACACAAGCAAGAATCTGTACTATTAAAGAAATAAGTTTACTACGATGAGTTTATATAAAGATGCAAGTTTAGTAATGATACCCTCTGCTTACAAGGATGGTAAGTTGTATAGTATTAGACCTACTGATGGTAGTGGGGATTTTACTTTTAGTAGGGGTTCAAATCTTGCTGCTACGAGGGTAGATGTTAATGGTCTTATTGAGAAGGGTAGAGAGAATCTTATTCTGCAATCAAATCAGTTTGATACTACTTGGGCAAGTCAAAACCTAACTGCAACTGGTAATCAAGCAGGTTATGATAGTTCAAATAATGCTTGGAAATTAACTCCAAGTACCGCAAATACATATCATAGAATTATTAATAGTTCATCATCGGTTTCAGCAAGTGTGGTTGTTACTTTATCTGTATACGCAAAAGCAGATGGCTACAATTTTATTAGAGTAAGTGAAAATGCTAATTCAGGAGATTACGCCACCTTTAATTTATCTACGGGGGTTGTTGAAAATAACACAAGTTTATATGCTAAAATAGAAAGCGTTGGGAATGGTTGGTATCGTTGTTCAAGCACTATTACTCCAGTTGCAATACATCGTTTTGATATATATGTTATGGAGTCTGCTAATGTTCAACAACCTTGGACGGGAGATGGTACAAGCGGTATTTTAGTACAAGACGCTCAATTAGAGCAAGGCTTGGTAGCAACTGATTACATTGAAACAGGGACAAGCGCAGCGCAGTCAGGTATCTTGGAGGATATGCCTCGCCTTGACTATTCGGGTGGTGCTTCGTGTCCTTCTCTTTTACTTGAGCCTCAACGGACAAATAG